GTGTAGTCAAGTTGGTACCATTCACATACCCATTTGTTCCATCAAAGAATTCAAATGTAAAGTCGTGTGTACCAGCTGTATTTGAAAATGTGAGAGTACTTCTATATTCATCAAATGATACCTGATCTATGGGGGAGGATGGAAATAACTGACTTTCAAGTTCCAAAGCCATAGTTGTACCACTTGTATAGTTGTTTGCTTCCAATGTAATATTAGAGCCATTCACACTAAAAGTCTTATTTGTCTCACAAATGTGTAACTGTGGTGTTGGAATACGCGCGGAGACCAATGTGATTTGGGTGACATCATAAATTGGCTCTTTTAGGGTCACGACATAGTTATTCGCATAAGGGTACACGTTTGTGTATCTCTCACTACTGTCTATGTCAAGGGTATGAACCTTCATTAAAATACAGGTACAATATTTTAATGATTGTTTTTGTCTAAAAATATGTGAAACACCTAATAAATGTGGTGGGAGAGTGGGTTGTTCTGGAGTTGTCTCTTCGCAATATCCAAGTTTCGTGAGTTGGGGTTCTCGTGGCCCTTGTACGCATTGAATTGGTGGAAGGGCTTCTGTTGGTAGTTTTGAGTCCATCCCCCGTTCGCTGGACCAGTGCGTCCATCAATACGACTGCTATCGGCGCGGACAGCTGTGAGAGCACCACCTTGCTTGAGGGCACTCTCCCGAACATTCATTCGGCCTGCGTTACCCATACGGTTCGCCTTACCTCTGCGATCCTCTGGACGGAAACCGTACTTCATCAATTCCTCATTATTCTTCGTGGTAATTTGGGCAGCCGCACTCGTCGCGTAGGCGCCACTGAAGTTGGTGATACCTGGCGCCGCGTGGCTCGCATACGCGAACTGCATATCATTGCGATCACTCTTGAAGCGGGTTGGATCTTGTGGCATCGTCTGGGCTGAAACAAATCGCTTGGCACCATTGTAGCCAAGGCCATCTGAACGCTGACCAGTCTCTGAACGGTTCGTGGTTCGCATCGTCTTCTGGTGACTGGCTCTTGGTATCGCACCAGACATACCTTGGGCACGCCCTGCCATTGTGGGGAGACGAGAGGGAAGGTACGCAGTCGTCTCTGGTTTGTTGTGGGTTAATTCACCAACAACGGCTGCGCGACCACCTGTGATATCCGCAGCTGGACCTGAGCGGCCTGGAAGTGTAGTGAGACGGTACTCACCAACATTGATTGGGTTGACACGGAACAATTGTTGGAAACCACCCTGAGCTGGGGTGTCCGCACCAACACCCAAACCCGGACCAACCATTTGCTTCTCAATTGGGGAGAGGTTGTTCATACGACCTGTGTCATACATACGGTTTCTCATATTGAGGATCTCCTGACCACCACTTCTCTGTTGGCGACCAATGTCTGCGAAACTCGCCATCTCCATCTTTTGGGGAATTTCCACACGAGGTTCAAAATCTCTCTCTATAAATTCTGGGACCGCATCAAGTGCTTCAGGTGTTTGGACAACCTGTTGAACTTGAACGACGGGTTCAGGTTCAGACTTGGTACTCAAAGCTCGGCCAGCAAAAATTAGACCAGCGACAGCTGCAAGTGAAATTGGATCGGCCATTCTTATTTTTTAGTAACATTTTTATTAGCGTATCTTTGCTGGAAGAGGCCGTTCTGGAGTTCCGCACGAGTACTCGTTGGTTCATAAGTCATAGTACGAAGAGGCACTTTGCATTCCATATTTGAGAGTGGGAAGAGGTTACGTTCGTAGGTTGGAACGATAACTCTACCAAAACGGGTAGTTGATTGTGGACGAAGCTGGTCACTCACATCAATGTATTGCGCTGGAGAACCCTTACCCGCCATGTATGGCGATGTGCCATACAACATGGTGTTTGGGCGGCACCCACCACAGTTCAAAGAACTGGGCTGAGGGTACACAAAGATTTCTTCCGTGGCGCGCACTGATGGGAGAGCCCCCGAATTCTGAACGATCGCAAGACCAGGTTGAAGTTGGTACGCCATTTATTATTACACAAGAATATTTATAATCTAAGCTGGGGCAAATCCATGACCCCGATGAGAAACTCGGCTATCACCCGCTGGATCGAGACCCGCAAATGCTTCAAGTTGGACACCACGGGCATTTGGATCACACATCTCTGGATGAGATCTACAATTGCGACCGTTTTTAGATCCGTAGAGCCATTCAGCAAAGCCAGTTTGGTCGCCTGGGATATTTGAAACTGGGGCTGTAATGAACTGACGAGCTGCGGCGTTGCGCTGGTATTTGGGATGTGCTGAACGAGATCGTCCCGCGTCGTAGGGAATACGATCATCGAGGTAATTCTTTACGATTGGCTTCACCGTTGGATAGTAGCACGCTTCAAGGCGGTTAGGGGCATCTGTGTAGTCAGTCATGAGAACGTTACCCATTGGATTGTCTTGGGTTGGCATTTGGCACCCCATCTCATCACCACTTGAGGCCATTCCATAGGTTTCCTTCACCATCTTTGACTTGTATAGAATATAAAGAACACTGAGAACAGTGGCACCGAGAACAAATATTCTTGGGTCACGACGAATCAGGTAAATGGTACAGCACGCGTAGATGACAAACCGCGATGCTGCATTAATTCTGTCTTCTGGGGTTTGATCACGATTGGGCCAGAACTGAGAAACCTTATCAATTCTCGTGAGCTGCTGAGGATCGTCAAACCAAGCCTTCATTTAGTATAGCACGAGTTTATTTTTTACCCATACCACCAAGCATACTACCCATCATCTTCATGAGCGCATCTTGGTCAATCTCACCACCATCGGTCTGCATCTTATCGGCACAGTCTTTGGCAATACTCTCAATCAGAGAGAGTGTGTCTGCTGGGATAGCAGTGATCGTAGTACCCAACATGTAGAGGGTTTGAAGGTATTGCCAAGTTGCCGCCTTCGTGGCTGGACTCATACGAGCCCAGTAGTTCTTAATGTTGAGATCCTTGAGCATATCAATCTTTTCAATCTCTTCAAGGATGAAATTTTCATCCTTCGCAGAGATCCTGTCCGCGAAGGGGGTCACACCCTTCATAAATCCATCAACAATGAGACGTGGGTTCGTCGTCTTGAGAAGTTCAAAAGAGGTTGTCATTTTCTTGATTCCGGTTTCATCTGGAAAAGTCTTGTGCAATTCCACAAGAAATTGGGAAAGCATGTCATTAAACGCAGTGACAGACGCCATTTTCTTATTCGTAGGGTTAAATCTTTAAGTTTAAAAAGGTTCACTGGAGATAGCCTCTCTCTGACCAAGACCATTCGCAACAATGAAGTAGACAAGGATCGCATTGAGGGCAGCTGGCTTGGTGTATTTATTGAGTTCCAATTTACCCTCGTTATTGAGTTGGGCTTTCACATGAATGTAACCAGCAGTAATGGCCGCGGCAATGAGGGCGGCGCTCATGGGGTCTCGGAGATATTCTGATAGATCTTCCATTTAATTATACGCAGTTTTTTTTACACGCTGTTCTGGGGCATCTCCAAAGAAGACACCCTCGTCGTCCTCGGGTTCCATCATGGGCTCAGTTGGTATAGCCGTCGTCAATGGTTCAGGTGCTGGCGCCTGGACACCTGGGACAGTCTTAAACTCATTTTCGAGGCCAGTTGGTTGAATTGGTTCTTCGGCACCCATCATTGGTTCGTCTTCTGGAAGTGGCTCAGCTTCTGGTTCTGGGAAGGCATCTTCTGTTGAGCCGTCAAAGACATCTGGATCCTCAGTATCGTGGATTTCACCATCGAGATCAATGTCTCGCATACCCTCTGTCTGGGACATGTAGGTTTGGAGGATCTCCTGGACTGGAATGAGCTCCTTCACTGTAGCCTCGATACACACAGAGAAACGCCTGGTTAAGTCCTCATCTCGGGCATATTCACTTTGCTCTTCGTGGAACACATATGGATCCTTGTAGAGATCCTTGGCCACATTATTGTAACAAGTTTGAATGAAAACTTCATTACTTGGGAGCTTGAGACTGATCTTCTTGTTGTCCGCCTTGAGACGAACAGCTGACAGAATCTTTGTGGACGCGACAAAAACTGCCGCTAAGAGATCATTGAACCAAGCACAACGGTTCGCAATGTTGTCACTGTGCTGCTTCGACATAGCATTGGACCAGTTAGGCACTTCCTTCAACAACTTCTGAAACATAATAAGTGTCTTTCGCCCCTTGGAGAGCTTGGTCGCTTCGTCATACATATCCTGAAAAACTTCAATCATAGGTGGACACATGATGAGGTAAAGCTGTCCCATGTACTCCTTCTTCGCTTCACACATTATATTGAGGTTGTCCATTTATCATTGAGGGTGTTTTTAATAGTGGCCGTCCTACGCACCTCTCCTGTACTTATTCGCCATCTTCTTGAGGTTCATCAGGTCTGGGAACTCAGTCTCATTGGGTTCCTCTGACTTTTGTTTTGTCTTCTTGGGAATGATCCATGAGACGTACATATCATAGTCACCCACAAGTCTTACGTCAAAGCCACCCAACTTGAGCTGTCTCACGATGTACCTCGCAGCCGCCCCTCTATCGAATGTTGGATATCCTATGACAACTATTGGGACTGTGAGGAATATCTGTTTGTGTCCCAACTCCACAGATTGTTTAATCTTCCGAGAAAACTGTTCATATACACGGGTGTATATTTCCTTCTTGATCT